TAGTTCTGAAGTCATCAGAGTCTGACATCTTACCCTCCATCAGTGACAGGCCGTTATTTGACCCGACACCGAAGAACATGTTGCCAAATGATTTGAAGAAAGTACCATCAAGTGCGGCACTGTGAGCAATTCCGGTAGGTGCCAAAGGAAGTTGCAACGTAGGGATAACTGCACTGGAAACAGGGGGGAAATTACAGACGGTCAGATGCGTGTATGGAGTAGCGGAGTAAAATCCGAGTTTGAATGTGCCGCGCTCGTAATCAACAAACGTCGAGTCTACCGACACGGCTGTATTATCGTATCGGTTGCCTGCGCTGTTGCCAAAATAGAAACAGGAGTTGAAGTTGTTCGCATTGAAGGGCTGTTTGCCCCAGGCGCCTAGATGCTCCGTGAAAAAGTAGTCTGCGAAGAATGAGAACAGTCGTTGGCTTCCGGTCTGCGACATATGGAAACCGATGATTTTAGCCCCTCGGGTTTCAACGTTGTTCGAGTCGTTACTGAAGAAGTGAGGGCTGTTCAGTACTGATGACAGATCAATGTACTTGTTGTTCGTTGTCGAGTTCGCATTGTTGATGTAGGCAGTCGCGTCAACGTTTGTGATTTTGCCACCGTAAATCACACGAAGCGGTGTATAGCAGTCCTGCGCCCACGTGAACGTCAGGTTTCCGTTGAACTTCTCGCGCGCGTAGGCTGCGACGCTGTTAGCGTCGGCAGATGTGCCACCGTTGAGGCCTGCGATCATGAGCACGTCCGTTACGTCTGCGTTCTTGAATGAATCATCAGCCGCGAGAATATCAATTTCTCGTTTGGTGCGTATGATTGTTGTAGGCGTGGTATCAGCGTAGCGCGTGAAGAAGACATTATCGGGGTAGCGGTTCTTGAATAAGGTGAGCCAGTGCGAATAATACGGCTTAGTGGTGTCGTTCGGGTCAGTCATTACCCATGAGTCACCGATAACCACGATACATTTGCGCGTGCTCTCCACGGTTGCCTGCAACGCTTTGTATACGCCGTCCGATGTAACGCCCTTGGTGCTGTTCATAGTCGGCACTGCGTCGAGTGGTGCGATAGTGGCAAGAGTTTCGTTAATAGATGTTATGGAAGATGTGTTTGCTGCAACGTCGGCCTTTGTCTCGGTCAGATCCGTATCGAGCTGCGCGGTATCGGTTTTAAGCTGCGACACGTCGGTTTTAAGTTGCGCGGTGTCGGTTTTAAGCTGCGCGGTGTCATCCTCGACGACCTTAATGCGCCCGTCGTACTGTGCCACCTCCGCGCGGTACTGCTCAATCTGCGCGTTGTAGTTGCCGGTCAACGCCCAGTAGGCATCATCGTCAATCTGAATACCCGCAGGCACGTACTGCTTTGAGGTATACGAATTGCCCCCGTTGTATACGACCGTTAGAGGCTCATAGGTTTTCGTGGAATCCCATTGCATGGGGTCGGCGAAGAGCGGTACGTAGCGCGCACCGATGTATTGAGTTACTGCCATGTGTTACTCCTTATCGTAATTGGGCGCGGTGTTGTCGATGACCCCGGAACCGTCGGTTCGGTATCTGAGCAGCAGGCGCCCGTATTGACTCGTGCCGTAGACTGCGCCGGTGTCAAACTCGATATCCGCCCATGAATCGGGAACGTATGCGCAGAAATGGCCGTCGGAAGTCAGCCCGAAGAATACCGTCTGCGCGAACGTTTTCCACAGCCATTGAACGTTGTCGTTAATCCATTGCTCCAGCTGTTTCTCATAGTAATCTTCGTACCCGGATTCGATGAACTTTTGAAAAAGCCCTTCCAACTCCGCGATTTTCGCGCTGTTAGCGTTGACCTGCCCGGTAACGTCGTTCACCTGATCTGAGAATGCGTTGATGATGCAATAGACGTTGGCAATAAGCTGCTCCTGGCTTTTTACTTCCCAGTAGAGTTTAGGCAACGTCGGGTTAGTCAGCATCCACGGATTAAAATACGGTAGAACAGGAACCATATTATTTCACCTCCTTGCGTTTCATCATAGTATAGACGTTCGCGAGTTGCATCCAGCGTTCATCTGTGATGCTCGTATTAGCCGGGATATCCTCGCGCGAGATAAACACGCGCCCGCGATACGTCACGACACAGAATCGCGGATAGCTTTTCGGGTTTCGCGCGTGCCACGCGCCACCCCATACGATCAGCTGTTCATCCATCACAAAAAACATCCTTACCATAATGGAACGGTCGGGACCATAATCCCCGTAAATAGAACGTGCTCCAGCTCGTTCAAGATGAGCGCGTCGACGTCCTGCCACTCTCGCGCGAACTGCGTCAAGAGCTCTGCGGCGTTACCTTCGCGCAACATATCCGATTCGCGGTCGTTTCCGGTACTCGCATAATCGGAATTACCGGAAAGCATCGTCTCGGGGAAGTCCGAGAAGATGTCGCGCGACTTCTCTCGGTCGCGCGATTCCTGGAGTGGGTTCAGTCCCTGCTCGACGCGCGCGTAGAGCAGTTTGTACTTCGGCATGATCTCGTTGAGCTTGCGCAGGTACGCACGCTTCCATCGCGCCGGAAGCGGAATCGACACCTCGCGATAATAGTAGCGGTCGAGAAACTTCTCGCACAGACGTTTGTATTGCGCGTCATCGTATGCGTCGAATCTCCAGCTATCATCGCTGGGGTCGTAAAAGCCCATCTCATACCATTCGCCTAGCGTGATAGTCATGTAGTCATAACGCTCGTCGCGGTTGATACAAGGGAAGTCGTTAACGTCGATGCCCATATTTACACCTCCAGCAGCGTATCGAGACGGTGACGAATGTCATAGTTCGCGCTCAGGTTGTCGCGGGCCCATACGACGGTGACAGGCGCGCCCAGGCGGTCACCGAATCGAGCGTTCAGTTTGTCGCACGCGGCGCGGCGCGTGTTGAGCGGGGACATTCGCGCTAGCTCGGTCGGCTGCATGGTCGAGTTCACCTCATCCTCGATCATGCGCTCCTCCTTGAATGGCATTGAGTCGATGCCCAGCTCGCGGTAGATGGCGTCCCACGTGTTGGCCCATTCCTGTTGCAGCTTGTCCCCGATATACTCCTTGGCGCGTTCGGGCATGGTCGCGTCCGTCTGGATGTCTTGGAAATTGTCGTATCCCAAAACGAAAGGCTCTCCGTTGGCGATCGCCTTGTAGAAGTTCTGCACGTCGAAGGTACGGTCCTGGTTGCCCTTGATGACGAAAGGCATGCGCATATGGAAGCGGTTGATCTGCTTCGTTCGCATGATGTCGGTCAGCTCGCGCGCCCAGATGTTTATCTTCACGAGCGGCGGGTAGCGCGTGCGGTTCTCCCAGACCCAGACGGCGTTGTCCCAATTGCACATGAAATCGGTCTTGCCGGTGATGCCCATCGCGCGCCATGCGCGCGGCTCGTCGTACATGTTCGGAGCGCCCTGCTGCACGGCGCGCAGGGACAGCAGCGTCGAGCTGGCGTTCGGGTACGCGAGCGTCGCGGCCCCCTCGGTGAGCAGCGTCCACTCAAGAAAGCGCTCGTTGCAGGTCTCCGGCAGGTTGAGCCAACGGAAACGCGACAGCGCGAGCTCGATCAGGTCGTTCTGGAACATGGTGAAGAGCTGTTGATTGTAGGCCTCGGTCTGCCAGTATGTCGGCTGCGCTCCCGGCCTGTACTTGCGCGGGCCCTTGTATCCCCTGCGTCCCTTGCTCATACGTGAACCTCCTCATAGATCGTCGGCGCGTCCAGTGCGGCCTGGAACATGGCTTGCACCTTCGCGCTCGATTCGGCCTGCGTGCTCATGAGGGATTGCATAATAACTTGGTGCGCTTCCATGTCCTTGCTGATGGTCGCGTCGCTCTTGGCGCGCTCTACCCTGTAGTCGATGATCGCGTCGATTTCCTCGTCGGTCATTCCCTGATAGGTCTCGGCCTTTAGCAGGGAGTCGAGGTCGATATATGCCATGATGCCTCCTTTTAAAGGTTGTCGTATATGCTCACGCGACCGATTTCCTCCGGCTTGCTCCAGACGGTCACGCCACGTATAAGTATATCCTTGATTGCGCCCTGCGCCCCCTCGAGCGCGTTGCCGTTGCCGCTGCACCACACCTCGGCGCACTTCCAGTAGGTGAAATGGCGCATGACCTGCATCCGCTCCATACTGAACTCGCGCATGAGCGCGTAACCGTAGCGGGCGAATGCCGAGGCCGCGTTCATGATGTCGCATTCTCGCTGTGTGACGACCTGGGCGAAGAATGCCCGCGGTGCGGTGGCGCTCGATTGCCCGTTCGCGCCCGCGCCGAATTGCGCGGGGGCCGCGACGCCCGCCTGGTTGAGGCCTGCCGATATCGCGTCTATCGCGATGGCGTATGCGCGGTTCGCATTCGCGTCTCCGGTCGCCTTGGTGTTTGCGGCGTTCGTGCTCATGACGGCCGCGTTATTCGCCGCGACCTTGGTGCTCGCCTCGTTGCGGAGCGTGGTCGCTGAGTTGCTCGCGTTGTTCTGGACTCCCCACACGGCCGCGGTGTAATTCGCGGCGTTGAGCGTCTTCTGGAGCGCGTTGGTCTGCGCTACCGATACGGCTGCGGAGTTGCTGGATTGCGAAATCGCCGCTGCCGCGTTAGCCGACGGGATCGAGACTGCAAGGTCGGCCACACCTCCGATCGCGGCGCTCGTAGCGCCTGCGGAGCCCCCGGTGAGACCTCCCGTGATGACGGCACCGGCAGAGCTCGCGATCGCGGCCGCGTTGTTGTTTGCCGTGGTGATCGCGACGACGTCGTTCTGCAGTCCCGTCATCGCGGTAGACGCCGCGTTGTCGGCGTTGCAGTCGGCGCTGAGTTTCTTGTTCGATGCGCTCGCGCCGGTGAGCGCCCAGTTGTTCGCGTTCTCCGTGACTGCCGTGTTCGCTGCGGTGTTGATGGCGTTGTTATCGGTTACGTTCTTGGCCGAGTTGTTCGCGTTCGTGTTCGCGGTCGCGTTGGACGCGAGCGACGACGCGAGCGCATTGTCGGCCGCGAGCCTCGCATGCGCGCGGTTGTAGACGGTCGTGTACGCGGCGCGGCTCGCGGCGCTCTGGGACACCTGCATCACGGGGAGATTCCAGCTCTTGAGGTACTCTCCCCACGCCCCGCCGTAGCTGTACGTGCGGCCCTCGATGGTCTGGAACGTTAGCGAATCGGTAGCGCCTGCGATACCGAGCAGGCGCGCGTCGATTGAGATGTACGGCATGACGAGGTTCACGGCGCTCGCGAGCTGGATGCCGTTCGCGCCGAGGTCCTCGATTCTCACCGTGGATGTCTGCCCGCGCTCGTCACCGATGCGTATCGCGGCGTAAGGGTAGGTATACAGTTTCGCGAATCCGGCCGCCTGCGGTGGGTATCCGAAATCGTCCACGCCGGGCTGCATGAACGGCTCGATTTTCTGTACGGCGTTCAGGATAGTCACCGACACGCCCCATAGCGCGAACGGCGCGGACTGCGTGAGCAGGTCTGACGGCGCGAAGAACACGCCGAGTACCGTCGATTTCATCCAGGGCGCGTTGGCCTCGAGCGCGCGCAGGAACGGCTGGAGGTCACCGACTGCGACGGAGTACACGCGCGGCGCGAGCGCACCCGAGGTGGCAGGTTCCGAAATCGCCGGTACTTTAGGCGCGGATGCGGTTCCGAGGTTTCCCTGGAGGTCGGCGTATGTCGCTATACATGCGCGCTGCGTCTCCGCGCTGTAGTTCTTGACCGCACGCGCCCTCTCGACGTACGGCTCTCCACCGGTGTTGACATCGTCGGAGAGCAGGTACGCGCTGTTGTCGCGCGGGTTCGCGAGATATCTGGCCACGCTTGACGCGGCCACCGGCGCGTGCCCTCGCTCCAGCAGCACGTAGTCGAACTGCATCTCGTTGATATATGTCGTCCACACATCGAGCGTGAGGATCAGGCGCGTCGAGTTCGGCGACAGCTGTTGAGCATCCTGGATGAAATAGAAATAGCGGCGCTTGCGCTCGCCCGCTGCGTATGCGAGCGGCTGCGCGTCGCTCGTCATGCGCGGCAGGTCCACGACGAGGTAGTTATATCCCTGCGCGGAGGTCACCGGTACCGGCACCTTGGACGCGCCGTCAGGCTTTACGTTGAACATGGTCTCGAGGTTGATGACCTCGCCCTCGAGCGCGTCGAACCACGCATCGCGCGCGGCGTCGTCGTCGAACTTCACAACGTCGTCGTACTGACCGCACCACGGCACGTTGCACATCTTGAGCCTTGCGGTCGGCTTGAATCGTGAATAGTCGAGCGTGTTGTCGTAGCGGTACACGTCGATATTATCGAGGTTCGGGAAATCGTCCATTTTTGCCTCCTAAACGAAATGCGCCCCCGCTCACGCATGAGCAGGGGCGCGGCGCCTTGCACTATAGATTATAGGCTAGGCGATCGTGATGTCCACGGTCTTCGTATGGAGCGCGGTCTTTCCGGATGGGTTGACGTAGGAGGTCGTGCCGGTCACGTGGAGGACGTTGTCCGTCTCGAGGTCGGTCTTCTGGACGTGGAGGACGCCGAGTCGGTCGACGCGCGTAGCGGAGTTGAGCGCGATCGGTTTACCGCTGGATGCTGCGGTCTCGGCGCTCACGCTCCAGGTCACGGCGTTCGGCTCGACGTCGATACCGAGGTCGTTGCCCGTGATGGTGCCGACTAGCTTCACGGTCATCTGCGTCGTCTCGCCCGGCTTGAGGTTCTGCGAGGCCGCAGTGATGTTGACGCCGGTCACGGCCTGCGTGAGCGTGGGGACATCGGTCGCGGCGTCGGTCGTGAACAGGATCGCGGGGACGAACGGCGAAGCGGATACGATCTCCCAGTGGTGCAGGTAGTAGTTAGTGTTGAGCGTAGCGGGGTTGTAGAAGCTTTCGTTGGCGTATACGACGTCCTGGCACACGAAGAAGGCGTCCGTGGTGAGGAGCGCGAAGGCGTTTGCAACGGGGAGGTCCGGGACGACGACGGTGCGGTACTTGATATCCGCCTTGTCGAGGTTGAAGATGCCCGCGAGCGTGTCTACGTCAACGGATGCCATGGCGTCGGCGGTGATGAGGAGCACGAGCTCGTCGGGCTTGGCGAACACGGGGATTCCGTACTCGGCCGACACGGGGGAGTAGAGCGAGGTCGGGAACTCGAGCTTGCTCGCGTAGGCGCGCACGGCCTTGAGGAACTCCTTGCCGGTCGCCTCGTCTGTCGGGGCGGCGCTCACGTGGTGCTTGAAGAAGCCCCAGTTGTGCTCGTAGTAGGCGATAAGGTTGAGCATGCAAAGGTATTCGTCGTAGTTGTCCGAGTTGCGCGGGACGGTCAGAACGGCGTCGATGAGGCGGTTCAGGCCGTACTCGCCCATGAATGCCTGGCGCAGGTCGGGGTACTCGAGCGAGATGTCGTAACGGTCCTTGCGGTTGACGCTGTGGTACCAGACTGCGGCCTCGGGCGCGTTCACCTTCTCGAGCACGGCGTCGTCGACCTTGTAGGTGTGCGCCTTGATCCACTTGAAAGCGGACTCCTGGATGCTGAATCCGTAGCGCATCGTCGCGCCCTTGAAGGCACGAAGTGGGTTCTCCCACTCCTTGTTGTGGATGATCTGGTCGCCGATGCGGTTCACGTACGCGTCGATGAACTCGTTGAGGTATCGGCCGTTGTTGGGCTTGAACAGGAACTTGCTCGTCGCGTCGATACCCGAGACGGTCGGGTCGGGCACGCGCTGCTGAAAATCGTTGGTCGCGGACAGGTACACGCGGCCCGCGATCGTGGTGTTGTTGGTTGCCATCTGTTAACCTCCTTAAAGGTCAAGGTCCATGTCTTCGTAATCGGGAATCTCGATTTCGTCGTCGGCGATGACGTCGGCGTCGCCGTCGCCGTCGACGTCCACCACATCCGCGCCGTTGTCGATGTCGATTGCGGATGCAGTCGCGCGCATCGACTCGAGCGTCTCGGTGATGGTGCCGAGCGTGTTCTCGATGCGCTCCAGGCGGTCGCGCAGGTCGTCGAACTCGCCGATGCGGTGCGCCTCCTCGCCGGACGTGCCGGTCTCGTCCTCGATCCCCTGCTCTTCCGGGGTCAGGTCGTCCTCGGTCTTGGGCTTCTCGTCCTCGTCCATGTCAGCTCCTTTCTATAGCTATAAATAAGGGCGCGATGCGAACGGGCTCTCGCCCGCGCATCGCGCCCATTATATAACGCCTGTGCGAAACTGTGGCGCGTGCGGCTGAAACACGCCGCCGAGCGTGCGGGGTTCGGGTATCGACCGAACGATATAGCTGCCCCGAATCGTCCCTACTCGCCGCTTTCCGCGCGAGTCGTCGCGGGCGTCGCGGTCATTTTACGCCATAGAGCGACATCGCGTCCAGGAAGCCCTCGCGCACCTTCACCGAGTCGAAGAGCACGCTGCCCTCGTAGTACATTTGGACGATGACGCGCAGTGTCTTGACGGCGCGCTGCGCGGCTATTCGGTTCGGCGTGTTGTCGCGCCTCGTGAGCGCGAATACCGGCTCCGCGTTTTTCGGTATCTTCCCGGTCACGTAGTAGTAGCCCTCGCTCATGTCAATCCAGATGCCGTACTCCTCGCCCATATGTACACATCCCATGACGTACTTGGCGCGCGGGGGCTTCTTGGCTATGTATCGGCCGTCCTCGGCGAAGTCGTTAGCATAGGTCGCTTTCGTGTAACCGGTCACCTGGCCCATTCGCCCGGCCAATGTATTATCCATGCGGTAACGGTCGTGCTCGTCCGGCTCCACGTAATGGAGCAGGACCATCTTGTCGAGGTACCAGGTATACCCGAATCGCGGCACGCCCTTCACGCCGATCGCCGCGAAATAGGGGTTCAGCAGGTCGACGGCGTTGCCCAGCAGGAAGACGTGCGGTTTTATCCGGTGCCCGTCGTATGGGTCCTCGCGCACGCACGAGTCGATGATTCGCGCGAGCATGTTCCACTCGTTGCGCTTGTAGGTGTGCGTCGCGTCGATGTTCTCGATGATCGCCTCGTCGAAGATGACGTTCTTGACGTCGGTGAACGTCCTCTTCTTGGTGCCCTGCATCTCGGCATATCCGACGACGTACCCGCACACCTTCCACGGCGTGCCCTTCTCGGCGTCGCACGCGCGGTACTTGAACTCGTTGTTCTCGCACTTATATTCGTATCTCGCGAACTCCTCATCTGTCGCGACGAGCTTGTCGAAATATCCCTTCTTGACGCTGTCGCGCTCGTCGAGCGTGCGGCACACCTCGACGAAACGCTCGCCGCGCTTTATCGCGGCGTTGAGCGCGTAGGCGCGAAGGCCGTACGTCTTGCCCTTGTTGGGCGCGCCGACGACCATCGTGATATCCGCGTTGTAGCTCAGGGTCTTCTCCCAGTTATAGTGGATGCCGTCGTTCAGGTTCACCATTCGGCCTCGTTCCCTTCATCGTCAATGTAAGTGTAGCTCGCGCGCCCGCCGTCGCAGTCGATGACGCGCTCGGACGTGTCCACCTCGCGGCCATACCGCTCGCGCATGTAGGCCACCGTGCGCGCGTTGCCGCCCTTCTCCGAATCTCCGAGCACGCGATCGGATGGATAGAGCGCTATCGACTCGTGCGCGCACACGTGCGCGGTCTTACCGAGGTAGTCGGTCACGTCCATGTCCAGCACGTCGGCGGATGCGGGCCGGTAGTGCTCGAGCGCATGGCACACGGCATGCGACACGCGCACGCCCCAGCCGAGCACGCGCGGCGCGACCTCGGCGAAACCGTGACGCGCGCTCATGTCGTCAATCCAATTCTCGATATGGTACATACCCGTCGGACGCGACAGACCGGCGCACGTTATGTGCGCGTGCTCGCCGTCCCAGCTCACGCGCGCCTTGTTCCATGCGTCCATATGGAGCGGATAGGCCTCTCCCTCGACCTCGAACGTCCCGACGCCCGCGAGCGTCGAGGCGTAGCCTGGGAAGTTCACGCGGATGCGGCCCATGCACGAGTCGATGGAGGCCGTGACGGACTCGTGAAACGGCGCGAGCGCGCCCATGAGGTCGTCCGCCGTGACGTCATCATCACACGATATCTTGAGCGAGTCCGTATCTCCGCCCAGCACGCGCACGCGCTCGCCGAGCGCGCGGTATATGAGCTCGATCGCCGCGACGATAGCCATACGGGAGCCACCTACGATACGCAGGCCGTAGGGGTAGAGCACGAGCTTGTTTTTAGCGTCCTCGTAGTGCTCCGCATAGGTCTCGCGCGATACGACGGTCGCGCGGTCGACCGATATCTCGCCTGCCTCGACCTTGTAACCGGGCTTGAAGACGTCCTGCGCCTCCATGCCGTAGATGGAGTTGAACATGCCCTTGACGGTCGAGTTGTAGTACGCCTCGAGGTCGGCGCGCTCCATCTCGCCCGAGCGGATGCGCGCGGCTATTCCATCGGGAATCGTCTCGGGGATGTCCGGCGCATACGGCGTGCCGGTCTCATAGGTTTTCAGGATCTGCTTGCACGCATTCTTCCGGGCGTAGAACAGGTTCGATAGAAGCGTCACGTAGTCGGGCGGCTTGACGAAACTCATTGTCCCCTCCCCCAGGATGACCTCCATCGCGTCCCACGAGTACACGCGGCTCATGCACCACAGCTCCAACTCGGACACGTTGACGATCGCGGAGTCAGCCGAGACGAGTTTTCCGAATGCGAAGCGCCCGTTATATGCGGTATCGACGTAACCGGCACTTCGCACAGCGGTAACGCCGTCTCGGTCGGCCTGCCCGCCCCAGTCGCCCAGCTGCCCCTTGGCCTTGAATTTCGCCTCGGACAGCAACGAGATATCCCAGCACGCGAAGGCGCTCCCCTCGCGCAGGCGTATATTCGTAAACCGTATCTGGGCGTGGAATGCGCACCCGAACGGCTCCTCCCAGTGGCGCATCGCCGCATCGAGGCCGGTCGCGCACACGGTCTCGGCCATCGCCTGGAGTGTCGGCGGCAGCAGGCCGCGAAAGTTGACCGGGCACATATGCCCGTTGATATATGCATGGTGCGCGGACGTCTCGTCAATCGAGTAGACGTTCGATTGCACGATGCCGGAATAGCGCGCGCTCGTGAGCGTGAAGCCTCCTCGGAAACAGGCCTTGCGCAGCGCGTACTGCGCGTAAGTCGGCGCGAGCTCCTCGGAGCACATGCGCTCGAAAGCGGCCTGCACCGAGATCGGCCTGCCCTTCGCCCTGGGGATGCGTAGACGCCCCGTCTCCATCTTTCCCGCCTGGCGCACGAGCGACGTCTTGGTCAGCACGCGCACGCCGAGCCACTCGGGGCGCAACCACTCGTTAGACTCGAGCAGGTAGCGCAGGTATGCGGGGATGACCTCGGTGTCGCGGCCCGCATAGAAATATTCCTCTTGCGTGAGCGGCGTCTCGGGCGTGCGCACTTTGGAATAGTCCCAGTCTCCCGTGGCCTTGGGAAGCCCTGCGGCCTCGCCCATCTTCGCGAGCCCGCGCATCTCGAGATAGAAGGTATCCCAGAAACGGAGCTTCACCGTGCCGTCGCGCACTATATCGACGGTATAGGCGCTCGTGGCACTCTGTGCGGACACCTCCATATCCCAGCGCGCATTGAGGTCGTGCATGAGGGGCTGCAGGTCGAACATGAGGTTGTAGGCGCAGATGATCGGGATGCAGCGCTCACGCTCTCCCCATGCGATATATTCGTCTATAGCGGCCTGCATCTCGGCCTCGTGACGGTAGAAGTTGACATGCCCCGCACCCGGCTCATAGGCGCGCAGGTCGCACCCGCGCAGGTCGTTGAGGATAAAGAGTACGGGATAGGCGCGCCACGTGTTCTCCGCACGGTCGGTGCATATGTTGCACGTCTCGGTGTCGTAGCTCGCCGCTACCCGAAACTCCGGCCTCTTCGACTTGAATCCCATCCCCGCACCTTTTTTTCCTACTACCCGAACATTACGATCTTGGACGCCCATACCGCCGAGCCGGTCAGCTCCGCGTCGAGATCCACCTCTCCGTAGAAGGCCTCGTTCTCGGAGGTCAGCCCCTCGACGAGCGACGTCTGAGCGCCGGACGATACCAGGCTGTCGAGCGCCTTCCTGTTTGCACCGATAACGCGGTCGTAGGCCTCGGATAGCGACGTCACGCCAAGCCCCTCCATGATCAGCCTGTTGCGCTCCTTGGGGTCCTTCCCGCGCCAGAAACGGCGCGTCGCGGCGTAGAAGACCGACACGGCCTCCTTGCCGCTCTCCCCGAGCGTACTGGGTGCGCCCGAGCGCGCCAGGTTGATTTGGCGCTGAAATATGAGATTCGACCTCGCGGCGCGCGATTTCGCCTTTCGAGGCGCGGTCGTCATGCGGTCCAGGCGCTCCGCGGCCCTCTTTGTTCGCGTCTGCGCCTCGGGCACCTGATGCACCTGCCGCGTCCCCTGGTAGGACTGCGCGATCTGCTCGCGCACGCTCGCGATATAGTCGGCACGCGCTCTCTTCTGCGACGTGCTCATGCCGCTCACATCCTCGCGCTCCAGGCGCGCCAGCAATCTCTTGGCGCGGCGTCGCGCGTTGTATACCTCGTCCGATGTCCTTTTCGTACGTGCCATTAGGCTCGACCTCCAAAATAAAAGCGGTGCGGCCTTGACCGCACCGCCTGTTGTTAAAGCAACGGGAGCTGGGGATTAAGTCTTGACTAGACGAGCACGAGCGTCTTGCGCGTGTTGTTGTTGGGGAGCTTGCTGGAAACGAGTTTCATCGGGACGATCTCGCCATCGTCGAACAGGCCAGCGGCCATGAAGTTATCCGCGGCGTTGCGGACGCCCTCGGACTGGGAGAAATAGGCGGTACCGTCCGCACAGACGAGCGTAGTATTGGTGCAAGGCATATCGACGCCGTTCTTGTCGCGCGCGCGGCGGATGCCGGGCTTCGTGAACACGCCGATGACCTCGAGGGTCTCGCCCTCGTGGTCGGACAGAGACTCGGCGTTGTTCATCGCGTTGACGACGAGCTTCTTGGTCTCTTTGTCGGTGGCCTGGATGCTGGAGTAGCTTGCGGGGGTGTAGAGGTCGGTGCTGTTGTCCATAGGTGCCAGCTGGGTGTTATCGTTAGTCATAGTTGGGTTCCTTTCCGATTGAGTAGTTCATAGCGACTTCGAGGAAAAGTCTTGTCGGGATTGAATAGTAGTCCGATTCGGTCTCGACGCTTGTGATCGAGATAAACGGATCTCCTAATCGTTTACGGAGCGTGTTTGTCGCCTTCACCGGGTCCGAATAGTCACCGTAGAGGTCGTACTCGAAACCGACCAGATCGCCGTCCTCGACTGTCTTGCCGATACAATGGCATATCTGAATCCTGCGCCCGATTCTACCGCGCTCCTTTTTTGCGTTTGTCATGAAAAGCACCCCCCTTCCCGTTGCTGTCATGGACATTATAGGAAGAGGGTGCTTTGTGTGTCAACGGTTATTGCAATAATTTTTCACTTATCGACGTGTGCCGTCAGATACATAGCATTGCAGGCGGTCGAGGGCGTACCCGTACATGCCCGCGAAGTCGTCCCCTCCGTAGGTGGTGCCGTCGTCGCACACCTCGTCCCAATATCCTGCATGTGCGACGTCCTGGGAGCGGTAATAGACCTGTCTATAGTCACCGTCTGGCGTGATGTAATACATCTGCACGCCGTCGATAGTCTGTCCCCAGATGCCTGCCATGCCTGTTACGGAATCGTTGTAGTTCGCGGTCTGAATCCAATCGAGCCAACCGCTCTCCTCGGTGTGGACGCGGTAGCGCAGCGTGCCGGTGTCGGTCCACGCGATCAGCATATCGTGGGAGCCATAAGGCATGCCCGCGAAACCATCGGAGTTTCTGTCGTTGAAATTGGTCACGGTCCCGTTCCACGAGCCATAGCGGTTATGGAGAGCGTAGTGGATATCCACGCTCTTACCGGTCGACTTGGGGAAGGGCGAGCGTGTCGCGGAAGTTGTAGGCTGATACGTGCCCCCGTTGCCGTCGGTGGGCGCGATCGGAGCTACGTATCCGCTACCGAGATATGCGGCAACGGCCTGCTTGAACTCGAGCCACGTCTTACCGTATGAGCGGAAATAACCGTTCGGGTCGGTATGGTCCGAGCCGCCCCAGCGCCGAGCGGCCTCGTAGTGGGACAGCAGGCGCGACGTGTCCCAACCGTGGGCGCGCAGCTCGTCCCCGGCCCACTTGACGGCCTCGCCCCACTGTTTAGCGAAATCGGAGGCGTTCGTGGCATGCGCGAGCTCAATTCCGATCGTGTACCCGTTGCCGTTGCCCACGTGCCAACAAAGGCGGTTCTCGGGCACCGTGTTGTAGACCGTGGAACCGTCGAGCTCCATGACGTGATGCACGACATAGGTATCGTCACGAGACCACAGCAACGTGTGGTTGTAGGCACTCGCGCCTGGGTTAGCCGTCTCATGGATAACGAGATAGCTCGCATTAAGGTAACCGTGCCCGTTAGATACGTAATTGTTGACGCTCTGGTATGCCTCCGCGCTGGTAGGCACCGAGAATGCGATCGCGAGCGCGAAGAAAAACGCGGCAAGAGCCGCGCCTTTCTTCCGCTCGATGCGGTTTGGTTTCATTGACTAAACCTCCTAGGTCGTAAGGTTGTCGAGCTTCTCGGAGAGCTTAGCCATGATCAGGCCGTTCTCCTCGATGGTCTTGCGAAGCTCCTCAATAGTCTTCGTGTTGCTGTAGTACATCATCACGAATGCCGCGATAGGAAATGCCACGTTGCTCACCAGATCCGTAACTACATTGACGTCCATAATACATTGCCTCCTTTCCGGCAGAAAAAAAGGGACCCGGCCCTTTGCCGAGTCCCGTAAGCCTAACGGTATTATAGCTATTTCCACCCGTTCTTCTCACCCTGGATGAAGGTCGTTATGATGACCGGCTCCTTGGGTGTCATCGTCTTGCTCACGATAACCAGTGGTGCATACTCGCGACGAGCCCCGCTATAGAACTTGACCGTAGAGCCTAACGCTCGATGAGGCCGCAGCGCGAGCATGAGCTTTGCGGGGTCGTAGTCGGGAATCATGTTCGCGAACTCGCGGTTGTCAGGTCGATACTTGAGCAGGCCGTCCAGGACGTCGGTACGGTCGATATATGCGAGGCTGTGCCCGTGAAGAGCGCGAAAGAGCATATCGGATTGGAAGAGGCCTTCGACTCGGTGCAGGACATAGCTATTAGTCGCGTACACCACGCGGTTATGTACGCACACGCTATCGTAGGGTGCATGCGTGCCAGGCTTGCACGTGGTCGCGCACAGTGCCCTCCACAGGGCCTCGGTTTCGGACTTGTTCATGATGATCCTTTCCCTCGTCTGTTGGAACTTGGCTATTATTTTAGTGGCTGTTGTTATAATTGCAAGTTGTTTTTTGTAGCAGTTAGTGCTATTATATTTCTTGTAAGGCAGGGACGGAAATAAAGGAGTTTTCAAATGACTGATTTCAAGCAGTTCAACATCTGGTATTACGACTTCAATTACAACGACAAGCGCGTGAAGACTTGTACCAGGCTCGAGGATGCGCTCGCATTCGCTCGCATGCTCGTACGCGATCGTGAGGAATTGAACGTTAGGTTTTTGAGCCTGGAGAGCGTATACTGATTCTCGTGCTACCGACCACAGCACCCCATACCGTCACAATCTGCTTGCCTATGGCACACTAGACTCGGGCAGATCGCGACTCCCGCAGACGACCCGGCACGTGTTTCGCGTGTCGGGTCTTCTTGTGCGCGGGTGAAAGTCAATGGGGGCTAACTGTTTTTTCTTTCTGCAATATGT